GGTTTTAAAATTTATTAGTTGAATCCATCGAGATGTTGTCACTGGAAAGCCTGGGGAACATTAACGTTACGGAGGTTATCGCTGGTTTGAACATCAATGAAATAGGTACACAACAGATTTGGACAATTACAGTTACGGCCCTACTGTCTATCATTTCACTTATCAAAGCTAAAGCCTATAAAATACTGCCACTGTTGTGTACGTTTTTCGTAACTACAGTAAAGCAAACAATTATTCTGATAAACGACAAGATTCTGCGTATTTTTGGAATAGACGTATCAATAACTGATACTCAAGTAATTGAATCACATTTCGCTTATATACGTGACGATCTAAATAAAATTCGACTAGAAATTCAATCTCTTAAAACTATAAAAAAGTTGAATGAAACAATCGAGCAAAATGTATCAGGTTGAAATAGATCAAATTGCAAAACATAACGATGCAGTAATATTAACTAGTGGTAATATGAGTTTTAACGTACTGCCTGATGAAACTTACACCTTAAGCAGAATCAAGCTATTAGTAGTAAATTCGGCAGTCTTATTTGTTAAATTAATTAGACAATCAAGTTCAGGGTTATATAATGATGTTGTAGTTAAGGATATATCATATAATAATTCAAACTCTTTAACAATGTACGTATGCTCCCCCGCTGAAAGGTGACCGCCTGTAGAAGCCAGCAGGTGTAAAAGTCTCGAGGACCCTATCACAGCTCTGAACTGTATATGTTTACCTGTGCGTGGAAACTAATAAATTGTGACC